AATTACGGGTGGCCGTACCACACGTAGTTCTCTTAATGAGTGGCCCAAAGAAACATGGGAAACCCCGAAACCAATTAAACCCACCCGTAAGAGTACCATGTACATCTAGGCATGGACATTTGGGATGAAATAATAACTGAGTACAATAAAGAAATTAACAGTTTAAGATTAACATTGGGTAATGGTTCTGCGGAAGATTACGCACACTATCGACAAATTGTTGGTTCTATCTCCAGCCTAGAGTGGGCAAGAGATAATTTAACAGACATTGTAAAAAAACGAATATATATGGAGGACGAAAACTAGAGATGCAACAAGTAGGTTTAGGCGGCGCACTAAAAAACGATATGTGGATTACTGAGGATGACGCCCCCGATCCCAGCCCACTACCCACCCTACCGGGATTTCATGTCTTGGTAAGACCAGTTACAGTTAAGAGTGTAACAAAGGGTGGTATTCTTTTACCAGATTCTACTAAAGAAGATATGTCTTATCTCACTACTGTCGCACAGGTTTTAGCGTTAGGAGACTTGGCATATATGGATAAAGAAAAATTCCCAGCAGGAGCATGGTGCAATGTAGGTGACTACGTATGCTATGGTAAACATGCAGGAACCAAGCTATTTTATAAGGGTATCAGACTTATTCTTCTCTTTGATGATCAGATTATTATGAAAGTAGAAGATGCTAAAGACCTTGATCCAACTTTTAATTTAGGAAAAGGTTCTAACTAATTTGGGAAAATCACTATAATGTGATATAATATAATAAACGTAAATCGTTTGTTTCGTAAACAACGGAGAGTATAATGAGTAATGAGAATGACGGTTGGGAAACTGTTACAGTTCCAGAAGATAAACAAGAAAGCACACAAGTTGCTTTTGAACTTGAAGATGATGAACAAGAAGAAATAGTAATAGAAGAAGAAGTACAGCCAGAACCTGTTCAAGAAGTACAGGAAGAAGTTGTTGAGGAAGAAAAGGAAGAGCAACCTAAAGAACTTGAAGGCATAGAAACTAAAGGCGCTGAGAAAAGAATAAGACAACTAATTAGGCAGCGCAAAGAACGTGAAGAACAAATTCAAAAACTTATGCAACAAAACGAAGAACTTCAAAATAATCTAAAAGTTAAAGATAATGAAGTAGATAGTATTGCAACTCGTAGTCTTAATGCAAATGAAAAACAGTTAACTCAAAATATCGAACTTGCTAGACAGGCTTATATGGAAGCCTTTGAAGATGGAGATAAAGAAAAAGTTCTTAAAGCACAAGAGATTTTAAATAATGCTCAATCAGATTTAAAAACTGTTCAAAACTATAAGAATAACCTTGCCACTAAATTAAAACAAAAAGAAGAACAAGTAGCAGCTACACCACAGCCTGTACAATCACAGCAGCCTAGCTATGATCCTAAAGCAAATGAGTGGGCAGAGCGTAATGAGTGGTTTGGTAAAGACACAGTTAAAACAGCAGCCGCTCTAGCATTAGACGCTGAATTAAAAGAACAAGGATATGATCCAAATGATGAAGAGTTCTATGGAGAAATTGATCGCCGCCTTGAAATGGCCTTTGGTCAAGCTTCAAATCGTGTGCAGGAAACTGAGGAACAAAGTAACTCAGGCACGTCACAACCTGCTCAAGTGGTATCGGGGGCTTCACGCTCGTCTCCGTCCGCAGGAAAAAAAGTCAAGCTCTCAAAAGAAGACGTGAGATTGGCTAATAAATGGGGTATCCCACTTGAACAGTATGCCGCCGAAAAGCTGAAAGTTAATCAGGCTGATGGCGAATATACTAATGTAAATATGTAAGCGTGGAGGAAAGAATATGACACGAAATGAATCACGTAGTGAGAACATGAGAGAACAGAATACTAGAGAAGAAGATTGGACCTTTGAAGAACCCAATGCCCTTACCATTCCAGAAAATGTGCAAGCACGTTTTGATAACGAAGGTATGGCATTACGTTGGATACGAATCTCCCTTCAAGGTCAGGATGACATCACAAATGTTGGCAAAAAGCTGCAAGCGGGATGGGTCTTCGTAACTCCAGATGAAGTTCCTGAAATGGCTCTAACATCCTTCGTGAGGGATGAGGGCAGGTATCAAGGCTCTGTGTGTCGAGGAGATGTAGCCTTAGTTAAAATGCCAGCCGGAAAAGTGAACGCTCGTAGAAAATTTTATGAGGGTAAAGCAAATGATCAGATGGATGCGGTTAATGCACAGTTGATGAAAAGCTCTGACTCTCGTATGCCTATTTCTAATACGAGTCGTTCTGTTACAACACGGGGAAGACAACCATCCTTTCAGGATTAATTCCCCATAATTAAGGAGATGAAACATGTCTACTACTAAAGCATTTCGTGGTTTCATTCCTGCTCGCAAAAAAGGCGGTGGCTACAATAACGAAGCCGTCACGGATATGATTACGCTTACCTCAACGGGTCAGGCGCAGTCACCATCCAACAGCATTTTCACTGGTGATCCGGTTGTTCTTCCGGGTGCAAACTTTGCAACGATCTCACCGTACATTGCTGCTACCCTTAAAGCCTCTGGTGTTTTTATGGGTTGTCAGTATGTTGAAAATGGCGAACAGAAATTCTCCCGGTATTGGCCGGGTGGAGTGTCAGCCACGGACATTAAATTCTTTGTAATCACTGATCCCGATCAGACGTATTACATTCAGGCTTCTCTATCGCTTTCAGCGGCAGAGCTTGCCATTGTCAAAAACTACAATGTAACCGTAAGCTCCACAGCTTCTTCCGGTAGCACAACCACAGGTCAGTCCAGTTACTACCTTGATGGTGCGTCCGGTACGGAAGCGACTGCTGCTGTACGTGTTATTGGTAAAGCTCAGTATCCTGATGAAAAGGATTCCGATGCTTATCCGATTGTGGAAGTATGGATCAACCAACATCGTGATCGTTACGTAACGGCCACGGCATCTACGGCTTAATAGGGAGGATTTATTATGGCTATTAATAGAGCTAGTATTAGCAAAGAACTCCTTCCCGGTCTTAACGCCGTATTTGGAATGGAGTATGGAGAGGTCAATAATGAACATGAACCTCTTTATGACATTGAAAACTCAGACAGAGCTTTTGAAGAAGAAGTCCTCTTCACTGGCTTTGGCACTGCGCCGACCAAAGGCGAGGGTGCTGCGGTTTCTTATGATGACGCACAGGAAAGCTACACGGCCCGTTATACGGCAGAAACCGTTGCGCTTGCTTTTGCAGTCACCGAAGAAGCTATGGAAGACAACCTGTATGACACGTTTGCGAAGCTTCGTGCCAGAGGTCTTGCCCGTGCGATGGCAAATACCAAGCAGGTAAAGGCCGCTAACATCTACAACAATGGTTTCTCTGATACCATTGGTGATGGTGCTGCGTTCTTCTCGGCTTCCCATCCGACTATTTCTGATGGTCTTCAGTCTAACCTTCTTGGTGCGGCTGACCTGTCGGAAGCAACTCTTGAAACGGCCCTGACGGCCATTCAGAAGATCAAAGATGATCGTGGTATTCTGGTTGGTGCAAGTGCTGTTTCACTGCACATCCCGGTTGATTACTGGGCGGTTGCAGATCGTGTTCTTTCTAGCCCCGGTAACACTCAGACGAGTGCTGCACAGGCTAATCCAAACAACAACGCCATCAATGCTACCCGTCACATGGGCATGGTTCCTGAAGGTTTCTTCATTAACCGTCGCTTCACTGATACGGATGCATGGTTTGTTAAAACGGATGTGCCGAACGGAACCAAAATGTTCGTTCGCTCACCGCTTCAGACCAAGATGGAGCCAGACTTCGATACCGGCAACCTTCGGTTCAAAGCACGGGAGCGTTATAGCTTCGGTGTTTCCGATTGGCGTGGCTGGTTTGGTAGTGCTGGTTAATAAGCAAATGAGGGAGGGTGGCTTCGGCCACTCTCTCTTCATTCTTAAAGGAGAATTACATGCCTACAAATATTAAAGTTGCAATAGCTACTGGTGATGCTGTTCTTAAATATGTAGAAGATGATACGACTGTAGGAAGCAATGGTACTGCTGATGGTAATATTCCCAGCACCACTCGCATCATGGCTATTCATGCTTTGGCAACAGCGGCTGGTTCCTATTCTATTAAAGGTCAACGTCAAATTACAAATAAGACTGCTGAAGGTACAGCTATTAAATTTCAAGTAGCAGCCAATGAAGCTTCAGATATTTATATCGGAGACATGGGTGTTGCGGTTTACGGTGTGGTCAGTATTTCTGGTCCTACCGATGGTTGCGTTTTAACTGCTATGCTTGGCTAGTCATGCCTGACTTTGCTTATTTAAAAACAGATTTAGTTAATACAACGGAGAATGACTCTACGGAGTTTTCTACGCAGGTATCTGCTTTTGTCAAGAAGACAGAGTTTAGACTTGTTAAAGACCTAGATGATGTAGGTCTTAATGAATACAATAGTGTATCAGTCTCTGGCGGAAACGCAGGGGCTATTCCTTTAAATGACAGAGCTTTAGTTGTACGCAATGTTAATTTTGTTGTGAGCAATGGCACCTCTGTTACTAATCTCTTGCAGAGAACAACAGAGTATGTAAATGATTACTGGCCTGTAAGTGCTTCCACCGGAACGCCCCGGTACTATACACGCAAAAACAATTCAAGTATTAAGATTGTTCCTACCCCAGTTTCTGTACTTACAGTAGAAATAGAATCACAGTCACAGCCGCTTGCCCTTGCCTCTGCTACGGGAACCAGCGTAACAACCACAAACTACTTTAGTGAGTATTGTTATGATGCTCTCTTTGCCGGATGCATGGTAGAAGCTACTATGTATATGAAGGATTGGAATACTCTTCCTGTCTGGCAGCAACAGTATCAAATAGCAATAGATCAACTTCGTAATCAAGCACGGCGTACCAGACAGGATGACATGGCAGTTGCTGGCTCTCCTGCTGGTGGACCTAACACAGTTATACAAGGAGCAAGCTAATGTCAGATAAAAAACCAGCAGATTATACTCAAATGCCTAAAGAAGATATGGGTCCAGTTATTGATTCAGCAAATCGAATAGCTGAAATGGAAGCT